GCACCATATGCGGAGTTTAAAGCAATCTTTCTTGCCCACTGAATATTATGACAACGAGATATTTCTTTTACAAGTTCAGGATTTTTAGTTATCTCATATTCTTTTTTTGCTTTTAACATTCTATTTTTGTAAATGACACGTTCATTGTACATTGTTTCCATCATCTCTGGTAAAAAACCTTGATTGTCATTTTTAAACAAAGCACCATTAGGAGTTATGCAGGCTCCTTCTGTTTTTAAATATGCTAAAGGTGTAGATTGATTTAACATTTTGTTTACTGAAATGCCTGATGGTTTTTCACCTATAATTTTTTCTGGTGAAATATTATATTGTATAATGATATGAGGATATAGTGAGTTAATATCAAATGAAACTATCCACTTATGCATACCAAGTTGTGGTTCTTTTACATAAGCGCCTTCATATTTTTCGTTCTTAATATTATCTTCACGTGGTGGAATACAAATATTTTTCTTTAGTAAATGATTTGCAATCAGTGTGTCCCATACTCGCACTTGCGAAAAGATGTCACCGTAATTTACTTTAGATTCATAAGCAACTGTTAAAGATAAATCAATCAGTCCAAGTTTATCTTCTAAAGCATCAACAATTTCCACGTCTTGTATATTGTAATCAATAAATGATTGAAAGTCATTAGTATACCAATCTTTAAATGTATTATGTTTCATCTCATCTTTACCACGACCTAATTCTAATTCACCAATAAAATCTAATTTGTAACTCTCTTGTCTTGTTGGTATAAACCATTGATACAAGTCTAGGTAATCTAAGTTAGTAATACCTTTTATATCATAAATTGTTTTAGGTCTTCCTCTTGCTAATATTACTTCTCTTTGAAACAATCCCCAAGGAGATATTTTGTTTGCAACCTTATCACCAGCTATCAATATAATTCTATTCATCAGGTAAGGTAAGTCAAAAAATTTAGTATTCCAGCCTGTGATAACATCAGGATAGTTTTTAGTCCAGAAGTTCATAAACTCAAACATTAATTGTTTTTCGTCTTTACATTTAACGTAAGTAATATCTGTTCTGTCTGTTTTATAGTCGCCGACACCCCAAGTTATGATTTGTTTATTACTTTGATTTTTAACTGTAATACAAAGCAATTGTTCTATAGGATTTTCTACATCAGGAAAGCCGTTTTCGCAGGCCGTTTCTATATCAAGTGTGAATATTTTAATAAACTTCTTATCCCAATTAATGTTCTCTGGAAACTTTTTATTAATATATTGATAATGGTATCTTTCTAAACCATAGATAGGTGAATTTTCGGTTGCCACCTCTCGTCTAAATTTACGAGCATCATCAATAGTTTTAAATGTAATAGGTTTAAGAAATTGGCCTTGTAAACTTTTAAATTCTGTTTGTTGTTGAGTTAATGAATAAAGAGTAGGATCAAAATCTATTTTTTCTTTGTACTCTTGGCCTTCGTGTATGCCTCTTACAAGAAGTTTGCCTTTATATTCAATTACTGATTTATAAAAGTTCATCATTTTTTAAATGTAAAATCAATCCGTCAAGTTCTTTTGTTAAAAAGATTTGGCAACCTAATCTACTAACTCCTTCTTTGTAACCCTTTTCATATTCTAATAATTCTAATTCTGCCATATTGTCTTTTATTTTAGGCAGTTTGTCAATCCATTTCTCATCAACATAGATATGGCAAGTGGCACAAGCACAACAACCCATACAGTCGGCTGGTATTTCTGTTATAGAAACTGGACTAAAATACTTAGCCGCTTCCATTATTGTACGGCCAATAGGTACCTCAACTCTAATCTTAGAGCCGTTTCTTACGAAGTATATTGTTATCATCAATCAATAATTAGTTTAGGTTTTTTTGCTTGTATAATTCCTGATCCTAAATGCTGATTGTATGAATTTCCTATTTCTGTTTTTGGATTTACCTCTGCTACGATATTGTTCTTTTTAATAGATACAGTATCTTCTTCAGCATAAGGCATATATGGTGTTAATGCTAATGAAACAGGCCCACCTGGTTTTGATTGCATTGGTACAATCACAAATGGTTGTTTTATATCTGTTACTTCTAAATTGTTGCTATCAATCTTTTGGCCGATAACATCTTCACCTGTTGATAGTCTAAATATTTTCAAATTGCTCATTATGTATCCTTTATTGTATTATATTACATTATTTACTTTTTGTCAATAGGTTTGATTCGTCTACTTAACACAAACTCTCGGTTTGGATTTACCGAAGCGTTAAATTTTCTTATCATATCTCTATTTAACAACACGTCATTACGTGATCTGATTCTTTCATCAAGACCAAATTCTACATCTTTATAAACAAACCCATTAAATGTTACATCTAATTTAACAACTGGCCTTTCTTCGCCTTTGTCGTCATCTACGTTTGCTCTAAAAATTTTTACTTTGCGTTCAAGTTTACTTGTATGTTTTTTACCATCATACTTCCAAGATACTTTACCATCTTTAATTTCTATTTCTTCAGCGTGTAATGCACTAACCTCGGCACCATTACCTGTATCTAATTTAGCTCTAACTAAACCTACACTTTTTAATTCTATAGTTTCAATGTAACCAATTTCTATGATTGATTGTCTATCCCAATTGTTCCTATCACTTACATAATCAACAAGGTTATCAACTAATTGTTTGCCTTTAATTGGGCCTGTTGTGTTAGGTGTATCGGCGTAATCTTCGTAATGATATCCTTCATAATCGGCACCTGTACCTGGTGAACCATTTACTTCTAATACGTAAATTTTATCTTTGAATATAATGTGGTCAACACCTACAAGATATGCTTTTGAAGCTCTAGCTGTTCTTAAAACGATTTCTATTTCTTCATCAGATAATTTATATGGTTCTGCTATCGCACCTCTATGTACGTTTGATCTAAATTCTCCAGATTTTTTAACTCGTCTTGTACAAGCAAATATTTTATTATCTACAACAAATGTTCTTACATCTGAATCTGTAGGCATATATTCTTGTATTAATAATTCGGCATCGTGTTTAAATAGAGCTTGTACAACTGATACTAAAGAATCATAACTGTCTACTTTAACAACACCGATACCTTGCGTGCCTGTTAATGTTTTTACAATCATTGGAAATTTATTACCTATAATTTTAATTGCACTGTCTATGTTCTTTTCATTAGATATAAAGGCAGTCTTAGGTGTTGGTATATTAAACTTTTCAAATAGTAGAGCAGACGTTAGTTTATTATCACAAGTTAACATTGATGACCTTGTGTTTAACATAAAGGCACCAGAGTTTTGAAATGCTGATATTAAAGAAAGACCTGCTTCATCTTCAATTGCACCTGCACGTGTTATAACAACTGTATCTTTTCCTATAAACGTATGTTCGTTGTCATCGCCATCATAGTTATAAATGGTTAATGTATTTTTTTCTTCGTCTTTGTCTGTAATGATTGAGTGTTTAGTATTGATTATAAAAAAAGGTATTTTTCTTTTTTCACAAGATCTTTGTAAAAAACTTACTGTGATTTCTTTTTTTGTTTTTTTTATACCGGTCTTTTGTTGACGTACTTTAGGTGAAGCTTTAGTTATAACAACAACTGTTATATTATTTTCTTTTGGTTTTTTAGCTTCGCTTATAAACTCTTTAAACTTTGATACTTGCATTTATTCACCATTTGTTTCATCATCTTTTGTAATCTTTTTACCAATATTATATTTAGCTGATAGTATCCATTCTTTTTTTTCTTTGAATGGCAATACTTTAATTTGACTTAAAGGTGCTTTGTTTTCAGCGGCTTCTTTTTTAACTATATCAATTAAAGCCCAATCTTGTAAAAGAATTGCAATTGTATTTCTTCTTTGAATATCATTTTCTGATAACGTAGCTGTCTTACCATCAAGAGCAAATAACTCTTTAAAGTGTACTATGTAATATTTACCTTGTTTATGAAGTATATGACAAGACTGAAATAATGTCTTATCTTTTCTGGATGCTACACCTATTCTTGTAAGTGTTTCTCTTACTTTTAAAAAGTCATCAGGCTGTTTGATTGTTACCTCTAACATATCCTCTATTGACCACTTAATACTATCTGCCATTAATTTCTCCCACCTTTAAATAACTTTGTCTTAATATGTTCAAGTTGTTCTTTGGTCAATAAAGTTAAGGCCTCTCTTGCCTTTTCATTGCTATAACCATAGTATTCCTTCACATAATCTAAATCTTTCAACTTGGTTTGTGATAACCACTTACCACCAAATCGCTTCTTTTTTCTGATACTATTTATTAAAAAGTGAAATTGTAACTGTTTAGGTAGAAAGTGAAGGCCATTCATTTCATTGGCTGGCATTACCGTATCCCAAAACATAGAAAGACAACGATTTATTATATAAGGTGGGTACTTCTTTTCCCAAGTTGCGTCATCTGTGTCTAATAGGTTTTCTTTACTTTCGTTAATGGCCTTTAGATAGTCTTTTAATTCATAACTCATTTGAATTTACAACCGGCCATTATTTCGGTTAAGCAGGCCACCATATTGATTTCTTGGTCGGCAACAAAGGCCGCTTTGTATTGATAACCAGCAATAATTAATACTGCCTGTGGTATTGATTTAGGGTCTAAAGATTTATAAAGACTGTCATAGACTTCTTTAAATACAGCACTTGTTTCTTTATCTAAGTTTTGTACCACCCATTTACGCATAGCATTAAAATCTTTTTCTTTTAAATTAACAATTAATCCCTTAATGCTTTCTTCTGATAGATTAAAAAGAATACCACTGTCTATAGTGCCACGAACAGAATATCTTTGTAATTCATTTATTGTTCTTCTAAAGTCTGGATAGTGTTTTAAAAGAAGTTGAACTAAAATCTTTTTATCATATTTTACTTCTTCTTCTTTTAATATAACTTCAAGTCTTTTAAGAAAATCATTTTGAGTGATTGCCTTTTGGCCATTGACAATTCTAAAATCAACTACAGTACAACGACTGTGTAAAGCAGGTATAATTTTGTTCTTGTAATTGCAAGTAAAGATAAATCTACAGTTATTAAAAAACGTTTCAATAAAGTTTCTTAGTGCAGGTTGTACTGATTCGGCGTTCATATAATCGGCCTCATCTATAATTACAACTTTATGATTCGCTTCTTTGGTAAGTGAAATGGTAGAAGCAAAGTTTTTGATTTTGTTTCTTAATGTATCAATCTGACGGCCTTCATCTGAACCGTTTATGATAATGTAATCTACACCTATTTCTTCACATAAAGCACGAGCAACAGTAGTCTTACCTGTGCCGGCTGTGCCTGATAATAATAGATTAGGTATTTCTTTTTTCTTAACGAACTCTAAGAAAGTATTTTTTAAATCTTCTGATAAGATACAATCTTGTATCTTTCTTGGTCGGTATTTTTCAACCCACAAAAAGTCTGACATAATATAATCCTCAATTTATTTTTCATAACTATAAGTAACTTCGTATCCACCTTTACGGTCTGTCCACCAATCATCATATCTTTCACAATCTTGCAAAATTGAATCTAGTAAAACATTTTCTTCTTCTGTTGGAGGTTCGCCCATAGGTTCTATATCACTACCCCATTGTTGCTCTTGGTGTGATATGATTTCTTTTAGGCGTTGTACTGAACCAAAATGATTTATGACTTCTTCATCAGGAAGATCACATTCAAATATAGAAGCGACTTGGTGCCAATCCGTTCTGGAGAATTTCATATTAGAACTCCGAATCTGGCTCTAATGCTATCCAATACTGTACTGGTTTACTTCTGTTTATAAAGTGACTAATCTTTGCTTTAGAAATTGCAACGTCATAATCATCAGAAATAATCTTAAAGTTATCTGCTTTAAAGTAAGCTGTAAACTCTTTATCAGTTTCACCTACGTTTAAAGAATAATCGTTTGAAGATTTGTTCTTTTTATCTGTTGCTACAAAAGATATTTTTTTACCATCGCCTTTAATAGCAATGTCTGGTAAATTTAATGTTGTAGCTGCTTTTTGTATCTTAGCAAA